GGCGAATGGGGCTCGTACATAAACGAATTATACCGGGACGGAAATTCAATTGAGGTGATCGCCAAGCTAATACGATCCGACGCAGATAGATCTCTCTCAAGCCATTTCAAGCAAGAGCAGGCCAAAGGCCGCAGGGCGCAAAAACTTGCCGAAGAAATTGATTCGGGCACAGTTTCTTATAAAAGCGATGGCAGTCTCTACCGCACCGAGATAGACGTAACCCCCGAGTCCCTGCTGGATTGGGACAAGCCGCTGAGTGATGACACTCCCCAGAAAATGAAGGATTCAATAAACGCCCTAGTAAAAAACAACCCAGACCTTAAAGATGCTCTGTATCAGGCATATCGAGAGGGTCAGCCGGGAAGTATTTACTACAGCTTGCTATCTGATAACGCAAAGACAGGCGATATTGTAAAAAACCAGCAGTTTGCAACTCAGCAATTGAATGACGCAGGCATCAAAGGCATCAAGTACCTCGACGGTGATAGCCGAGCAGTGGGCGACGGCACCAGCAACTACGTCATCTTCGACGACAGCCTGATCAACATTGCGGAGAGGGGCAGGGCAACACCCGGCATGATGGGCGCTGTGGCCGGGACGGCAGGGGGTGCAAGCCTAGCAACGGCAGCAGCAAACAAGCTGGCAGCGGCTCAGGCTGTTAAGGAGCAGGGCGACATACGCGCACCGAACTCCAGCCTGTTGCATGACGTTACGATGGGGGCAAGGGACGTGCAGAGACGGCTTGAGGGCCACCCTGCATCGCTGCTGTACCCAGAGGGGCTGGTCGATTACCTAGAGCAGGCTAACCGAGAGGAGAGGCCGAACTGGGCCACACGGGCGTGGTCACTGCTTGACTTCCTGTAGTGTTCCCGAGGCTGTTCCCGAGATCCACATGAAAAAGGGCCCCGTAGGGCCTAAGTCATTGATTTAATTGGCGCGCCTGAGAGGATTCGAACCTCTGACCGCCTGATTCGTAGTCAGGTAGGCGATGCCCTGAAACGTAGCAATACTGCCAAATTTGGCTATAAGCTGTTCCCGAGATTTAAAAGTTTGGCCTAGTTTCTAAGCCGTTTCTTTTTTTTGTTCCCGAGCATTTAGCGGGTCGCAGGCACCTCTTGCAACTTCCGCACGTAGGTCTTCCTCATGGTGGGGGATCTGTGCCCCGAGTGGTTCGTTTCGTGGTCTGACACGCCCTTGGCCTTAAGGTCATGCAGGTTATATGGCTCGATACCAGCCTCAACCATCTTAGCCTTGAGACGCCCCCACGCGCTGTCTAAGCCATTCTTTGTGTACCTATGGCAGATGTAGGGGTCAGCCCTAACGTCGCTCACAGCGGCTCTGAGGCGGTCTGAGAGCATACACAGCTCCCCCTCGGACCCTTTTAGGCGTCTGAGCACCACATAATCGTCCGTAACGTCGTCCACGGTCAGATTTAGCACCTCTGACCGCCTTGCCCGGAGCAGATAACACAGCTCCATGATCTGCTGGATTGGTGGCGGTGCCATCCTTAGCACCGTCTCGTACTCGTCATCCTTGACGTATCGCTCTCGGGGGGCCTCCCGGTTGAGCTTCACACCAATGCAGGGGTTGTCTGGCACGCTGTAACGCTCCAGAACCCAGTTCCAAGCCGACTTTAGGACTGCTATCTGCCGATTGGCCGCTACGGGGCTCGGGTAGGTGTCTAGATAGCTCCGTATCGAACGCTTATCAATGAGCCTTAGCTCGACACTCCCAAACCTATCGTTGCCCACAGGGGCTCCTACGAGCTTCTCAATGGCCTGTGCATAGTCCTGCTGTGACTTGGGTGACAGCTCCCTGAATCGGTCACTGCCCTTGTAGAGCGCCAGCAGCCATCCTAGCGTCTGACGCTCATCACCCACCGCATCCTCGTAAGCCTTCCAGACCTCGGACATGGGGGTACCTGGTGGGGCCAGAAACACTGTCTTGCCCCATTTGATTTTGCCGTGTACTCGCCCTAGATAGGGCTTTAGACGGTAACCGTACTTATCAGCCAAAACGTATGGCGGTAGCTTCCCTTTTCTGGCCACTGAGATCTTCCTCCAGCAAGTCCTTGGTTGTCCGGGGCTTTCCGTCCCCTCCAATCACGAACCTTATGTGCTGTTCCCGAAGCCAGTCAACCACCTTTCCAACCTGAACCATCCCAGAAAGCGCCTGTAGATCCTCAAAGGACACGATCATGGCGAGACGGCCATGATGGCACCGGCCATGGCCAGCGCCACCAGCATGGCGATCACCATGAGGCCCCATGTATTTATGGGGCGCCATATCTTCTCATTTCTTTTCTTCATCCTTTTCCTCTCCCATCGCCTCATCGGCGGATAAAACGAGTGCAGTCAGCACGATTAGAAAAGTGACGAGGGCAAACGCCCCCGCCACGGCTAGTAGTTCGAGGCCCATCAGAAGGGAAGATCGTCGTCTGTGGACGGCACTTGACCACCCTCAAACGCCGCCTGTGGTTTCCCTTGCTCCTCGAAGTCGCTAACCTTCAGCGACAGGAAGGACTGCCCAGTGTTGTTTGACTTCCTCACCCACGCAGCAACCCGGCGCTTCTTACCACTTGCGTCGTAGATGTTGCCTGTGTAGTCAGGCCGAGCCTCGTTACCCTCTTTGTCGTTCTTAAACAGGGCACCCGTGTCTGTGTTGTCATATTCCATTACTTCATCTCCCGTACTTTTTCCTGCTGTTCACTGGTTAGTCGAGCCCACACGCACTGGCGCTCGTATGTTGATAGTTCAGAGACGGTCTCTTTCAGCATGAGATCGTCCTCGCTAGCCACTGCCTCCTCAATGGCCTCTAGCACCTCAGTAAAATACGACTCAGCCTGAGCCAACAAAGCGCGCCATGACGCCTTAAACTCAGTCTTCTTGCCTGCGGGCGCTCCGTTGAACACATCGACCTGTTCCTGCTCGCTGAGTCCTTTCACGAACTGGTGGAACTCGATGTAGTCACCCGCGTCGATAAGCTCTTGAGCCCGGTCAAACTTCGACAGGCTTACCACGTTGCTCATCTTCCCGAGGTACAGCGACACGCCCACACCGTGCATGGCAATGGCCTTGACCAGGCACCGCATCTGCGCCGAGTTGAAGTCAAACGCGTTAGGCCCAGCAATGGGCTTGTTGCGATGATCCAGCACAGGCAGTTGCATCTCGTGGGTGGTTCCCTCCACCGTCACGCCAGCCCTGACCATCATGGTGTCGTCTGGCAGGGTGATAGGCTCCCCGAAGTAGTAGGTACTATCCGGGTACTCATCCATGAGTGACGACCACGCCACTGCCCAGCTAAGATAGTCAAGGTTGCCCTTGCGCTCGATGCCGTGGCTGACGTCGATGCGGCTTAGCTTCTTCCACTTACTCGATTCCTTCAACGCACACCTCCCTGATTAACCAGTCCAAGTACTGCCGGGCTTTGCGAAGATCCTCAACAGGCTTGCCCTTGCGCTTGTAGCGGTGCATGTACTTCAGCACGTTGCCCTCAAGGTAAGAGCAGGGATCTTCAACCTGCTGCTTGATGTAGTCGATAGCCTCAACACCGTCGCTGATGTAGTGCACCGGCTTGGTCACCGGGTCAGCAGGGTGGGCAAGGTGCCCGTAGCGTGTAGATGATCGCCACGTCTGATTGAGCACGTCCCACTCTTGTGGAGTTACATCATCAAGACCATCAGCAACCTTCACTGCTTTCCTCATTTGCTTGTCCAGACTCATACTGCGCCTCCTCTTGGTTTGCCAGATTAGAAAGTGCCGCGACCACTGCCTGATAGGCTTGCACCTCTTGACCCGATAGCTGCACCCGCTTCATAAACTCCAGCGCTATTCCTGCTATTTCCTTATTCATACCGAAATCTCCACAAAGTCATTGTCATCAACCTCCACCTCAAAGTCATCGCACTCAAAAGACGCTAGTGCCATGTACCGCCCCTCATCCAACTCAATAGCGTCGGGGAATCCAGCTTCCGACGCATCCTGCAAAGAGTTGTAGTACAGGGTTATGTCTACCTTATTCATACTTACTCCTAAGCCAGTTGATTGATACTGGCATCTCGTCGAAAGATCCGTCCTGCACCTCGTGAAGAACCCACACGCCAGACCACGTTGATGACGTGTTGGTCTGTGGCGTTAGGTAGCCCTCGTCGTGCTGGTAATAGATCCCGGCAAAGATGCCTGTAATGCGACTGCCATCTGCCTTGGTGGCATAGGCAATGTCGCGGTTCTGCACATGGCCCATCACGGTGCTCATGTGCTTTTTGGTCAGCATCAGTCTTGCGCTGCTCACTGGCCTGCCCATGATCCCGCTGGTGTGGTAGTGGCTGTAACAAACGCCATCAATCACAACAGGCTCAAGGAAGTCATGGACTTGGAAGCCGTGTTCTTTGAGGTTGAAGTCGTCAAAGCTCATCAGTGACTCAAGCTCTGCGCTGTCCTCCACGGCTCTTGTTATTCTGTTTTCATGGTTACCCAAGCAGAAGTGCAGCTCCGGGTTCCACGCTTTCTTCTTATTCTTTTGTCGTCGCTTGATCTCGCGGTGTATCGGCTCCATGAAGCGATCCATTGCCTCGTTGCCTGCCGCGATGTCGTTGACGTACCGACGACCCTCAAACGACTTCTTGCCCTTGTCGTAGCTGGACAGGCTTGGCAGATCCCAGTGGTCACCAATGTGCACGATCACATCCGGGAGCATCTCGACAGCGTACTCACCAGCCCACTCAAGGTGATCGGTGTTGACGTCAGGCTTTACCTGCGTGTCAGGGATTACTAGGTGACGCCTCCCTGTATTTACAGCTTTCGAAGTCATACGTTTCCTCCCAGTCCGTGGCTTCTGCGTACTCTGTAAGCTCTTTGGCGAGCTTTCTGTAGTAGCTTGCGATTTCCTTTTCGTTGGCTCTTGCGTAGTCGGAGCGCTCTTTGCACTCTGATCGCTTAATGAGCTTATCCAGCTCCTTATCCCCACCCATGACCTCCTTCCATAGATTGACGTGTTCGATAGGGTTGGCAGTGACGTCGTGATGACAACTCATGCACAACGCCACGCAGTTCTTCGGGTCATACCTGACCGCGTAGTTGCCCCTGCCGATGAAGTGCGAGTTTTGAAACCCGCGTTTGTCTCTCTCTGTGTAGTCGGTGCCGCAACGCTGGCAGTGCCACTTGGCTCTGATCCTCACGCAGTCACTCATGTGCTTATCGGCGGTGCTGCGTTTAATCTTGCCCAGCATGGATATCCTCCCAGCAGCAATCCAGCAGCTCCTGCTCGTATCCGCCATCAACCAATGCGTCTACGATGTCCCGCCTGCCGACTAGGACAGACTCAATCACCACCTTGCCGTCCTCGTGCAGGTAGGTGATGTCTAGCTCTATCGGCAACTCCAAGAGCGCGGAGTATTGTTGTAGGGCAGTCATCAGTGCACCACCCTTAGTCCAACAGAGGACGCTGGCATCTCCTCGACAAAGATGACTCCGCCGGTGGTGACCTCGTACATTCTCAACTGATCCAGCGCCTCCTCCACGCTGACCTCCATCCTGTCCGCCGCGATCCTCGCCGATTCATCGAGTGAGTACACAGGGAAGGGCATCCCAAGCGCGTTGTAGCTGAGGCCGAAGAATCCTTCGTCGTACTCAGCATCGAGCATCATTATCTGAACGCTCTCTGTCATTTCTTCCTCCTTGTCGCGTTGACACAGTGGTCCCAGACAAGATCCCGGATGTGCTCCGGGACTT